GACAGTCAACGAAGAATGGCTTGGGTTAGTCTTAGTAGTATGGTGGTTTTCGCTTTACTACCACTTTTGCCCTTCATTCCTGAGTCTCGCTTGTCCACTCTGGCGTCTTTAAGCGACATGCTGTTTCTTAGTCAGGCGAGTATTGTAGGGTTGTACTTTGGTGCTACAGCCTATATGGCAAAACGATGAGTGATGAGCGCCGAGTTACTTTACGTTGCTACCGATGTAAGAAAAAAGGTGGGGTCATGGACTTTGTGCATTTAAAATTGAAGACCTTATGCGGCAGATGCTACGCCCGATTGAGTGGACTAGCGTAATGAGCATACTAGGATCACTTATAGGCCCAGCCACTCAGTTACTAGATAAGGTAATTGAGGATAAAGACCAGAAGAATGCGTTAGCACATGAGATTGCGACTATGGCAGAGCGTCATGCGCAAGAACTTGCTAAAGGACAGCTAGAGGTCAATAAGGTCGAGGCGGCATCTAAGTCCTTGTTTGTCGCTGGATGGCGACCTTGTATTGGCTGGGTGTGTGCGCTTGGTCTTTTTTACAACACCATCCTTTCTAATATACTGGGCATCTGGGTTGAAGTGCCTGAGATAGATACGACGCTGCTTGTCCCCGTTATGATGGGCATGCTAGGTCTTGGCGCGATGAGATCCTACGAAAAAGTTCAAGGCGTAAGTCGGGAGAAGTAATGGGTATCGAATTGATAGGCATGTTGAAACGTCACGAAGGTGTGCGTAGTCACGCATACAAGTGTTCAGAAAATATGATCACCGTGGGCGTCGGGCGCAACATAGACGAAAACGGCGGTCTTGGGTTATCTGAAGAAGAAATCGAATATCTTCTGGCTAACGACATCAAGCGTGTACGGGAAGAACTAGAAGATAATTACTTTTGGTTTCGCGCACTCAACGAAGCCCGACAAGATGCAATGATTGATATTTGCTTTAACCTTGGGCTAACCCGGCTCCGTGGTTTCGTCAAAGCGTTGCAAGCCATGTCTCGTGAGCAGTTTGATATTGCAGCCGATGAGTTTATGGACAGTCGATGGGCTACTCAAGTTGGCAACCGAGCCGTTGAAGTGACCGAGATCATTCGCACGGGAGCGCATCCCTAATGCCGCTTCAAAAGTTTATCTTCAATCCGGGAATCAACAAAGAAGGCACCGACTACACCGCAGAAGGCGGGTGGTTTGACGGTAATTTGGTACGTTTTCGGAAGGGTTTGCCCGAGAAGATAGGCGGTTGGCAAAAGTACATACAAGCCTCGTACGAGGGCACCGGTCGTAAACTCCACGGGTGGGTCGATCTTGACGGCACAAAGCTCTTGGGCCTTGGCACACGGTTCAAGTTGTACATCCAAGAGGGTGCAAGTTACAACGACATCACACCCATACGCGAAACCACCAGTGCGGGCGACGTTACGTTCGCTGCCACCAACGGGTCTAGCACGATCACTGTCACAGACGCCGGGCACGGTGCTGTAAACGGAGATTTTGTCACGTTTTCTGGTGCATCGAGCTTAGGCGGCAACGTCACCGCAGCGGTTCTCAATCAAGAATACCAAGTCGTCACTGTTCCAACAGCCAATACGTTTACAATTGTCGCGAAAGACACGAGTGGCGTAGAGGTCACCGCTAACAGCAGTGACACCGGCAACGGCGGCGGTAGTGTTGTGGGAACTTACCAAATCAACTCTGGTTTGGATGTGTTCGTTGATGGTACTGGTTGGGGTGTTGGTACGTGGGGGTCTGGTACGTGGGGCTCTACTACATCTTTAGGTGACGCAAACCAGCTACGCCTGTGGTCTATGGACAACTTTGGCGAGGACCTTGTGTCTAATCCTCGAGCGGGCAGCATTTACTACTGGGATAAGACAAACGGCTTGAACACCCGTGCGGTGCCTTTAACTTCTTTGGCAGGCGCTAACCTCGCCCCTACGAAAGGGTTACAGGTGTTGGTTTCAGACGTTGACCGACACGCAATTGTGCTAGGAGCCGATCCGATCAGTGGCGGCAGCCGCAGTGGTTCGATAGATCCGCTACTTATTGCTTTTTCTGATCAAGAAAACATCGCAGAGTGGGAGCCAAAAGCTACGAATACCGCCGGATCTTTACGGTGCTCTGCGGGTTCAGAAATTATTGGCGGCCTACGTGCCCGTCAGGAGACGTTGATCTGGACGGATGTCGCGTTATACAGCCTTCAGTTCATAGGCGCACCCCTGACTTTTGGTTTGAACCTGATCAACGAAGGTATCAGCCTGATAGGCCCGAATGCGGCGGTGAACGCACCGAATGGCATTTTCTGGATGGACAAGAAAGGCTTCTACCTCTACAACGGCTCTGTTGCCCCGGTGCCCTGTAGCGTGCATTCGTACGTCTTTGATGATTTCAATGAGGGCCAAGCGTTCCAGTTCTTTGGTTTTCTAAACAAACAGTTCAACGAGGTCGGTTGGTTCTATTGCTCTGCAGACAGCAACACAATAGACCGCTATGTGGTGTACAACTACGTCGAAAACCTTTGGTCGATTGGCAACTTGTCCCGCACCGCATGGCTGGACGAGGGGATCGTAGCGTTCCCAAGAGCCGCAGGCGTGAACAGTGATTCCAACAACTGTTTGTTCCAACACGAAACCGGTAACGACGACGATGGTAGCCCCATGAGCGGCGTCTTTATTGAATCGGCGGACTTTGACCTTGGCGACGGTGAAGAGTTTCAATTTATTAAACGTATGATCCCTGACGTCAAATTTACCGGCACTGGGGGCTCTGATCAGCAAATGAACGTGGTCGTTAAGGCAAGAAACTTCCCCGGCGACACACTGACCACGGACCAGACGTCTAGCTTTACTGCCACGACCACGAAAGTGGACATGCGGGCACGCGCAAGACAGTTGGCACTGCGTTTTGAGTCGGATGACGATGCGGATTTGTCAAACCGCGTAGGCTTGGGCTTCCGCTTGGGTGGCACTCGCCTCGATCTGCAGTCCAACGGACGACGATGAGCAAGCTTTTACAAGGGCGCTTACCCTTTTCTGTCGGCGAATCCGTGCCGACTAGCACGTACAACAAGGCTGTACGTTTATTAGAGATCAGTTTAGACTCTTTTGATCCGGACTCCACGCCACAGTTTACTGCGGGCAGAAGAGATGAACTGCAGTTTCGGGCGGGGGATATAATCTGGAATGTTACTGAGGGCGTTTTACAGGTTTATACTGGTAACGTTTGGCAGGACATATCTTCTCCGTCTACATCGGGGTTAAGCGCAACAGGTAGCATCGGAAACGTATCGGTCAGCACGAACGGTTCTGTTGTTGTAGATATCACATAAGCGTACGATCACGATATGGGACAACCAGCATTTCAATACGACGAATTTGAAGATATCGAACCGATAGAGGTTCCTGCCGGTGGCATAGCTACCTTTTTGACCGCGACCGAGGGCTCTTGGGCCACGGATGACGACGATGACATACCTCAAGCGGGTATCGCGTCGGTCAAACGCGTAGCCGATCAACTAGCAACGTTCGGTCGTCACGAAGACGAGTACATGATTCACGCTGCGGAAGGCGAAACCGTCATCCCAATGGAGGTTTTCCGCAAAAACCCGATTCTAAAAGAGCGTATCTTTGCACAAATGCGCGACATGGGCATCGAGCCCGAGCGTTATGTGGTAGGTAATGAGCTCAACTCTCTGAACCCGGTCACCGGGCAACCAGAATTCTTCTTGAAGAAGCTGTTCAAAGGGCTCAAAAAGTTTGTAAAAAAAGCCGTCACGGTTGTATTGCCAATCGTAGGTGCTGCTTTCCTCGGACCTTTGGGCGCGGCTGCCGGATCAGGCATCGCAACATTGATCAACGGCGGTAACTTAAAGGACGCTTTGAAGTCAGCGGCGATCAGCGGGCTCACCGCCGGTGTGATGAACGGTATCAGCGGTGGTATGTCGGCGGCTAGTGAAGGCGGTAGTTTCTTCTCAGGTGCTAAAGCGGGAGCTTTCGGTGAAGGGGCCTTTACGCGCACCATGTCCGAAGCAGCGGCAGCGGGAGCCGCAGACGCCGCGAGTAAAGCGGCGGCAGCGGCTAGTATACAAAACATAGTTAACCCCGA